AGCTGTTGCTCTTTATCCAGGTGCTCTTGGTCAGAATATCAAAGTTGGTATTCGTGCATCTACGAATTATCCAGGTGTTGCATTCTGGGTTGATGTGTATTGGCAAGGTGCTTTAGTTGAGTCGTTTGAATGTACTCGTACTCAATTCCTTGATGGTTTTGGTAATCAATTATATATTGGCAATGTTATTAATGGCATTTCTAAATATGTACAGATTGTTGATAATCTTCAGGATACCACCAAATCAATTCCATTACCTACGACATTCGCGGTATGGCAACAAGATTCAATAGATCTATTCCCAGTTACAACTGCTACAACAATTGAAGATGTTCTGCAAGGTGATGTGCTGGTTACAGTATCTGATCCTACAAAGTTCACTCTTAATTGCCGTATCCAGTTTACTCCTGGTGGATCACAGTACCATGTGTCGTTAATTACGGGTAGCACACTAACTCTTGATAGAGGCTTAGTGGAACTTAAGGTTCCTACTGGCTCAGCTATTTATGAGTTTAATCCTACTACTAATAATCCATCTACAGGTATTGTTAACGGTACTCAGTACTTCAAATGGACTCAGCTAGCTACAACTCTACCTGGTAATAATATTGGCGATCAATATGTTATTAGCGGTGTTGCAGGTACTGTTCTAGATGCAGGTACTAATAGTTTCGCTGGTGGTAGTGATGGTTCAGCTGTAACATTATTTGACGTTATTAACGCATTTAATGCATTCAGCAATCCAGAAGAATTCCAAATTTCAGTATTCTGCGACAACGGCTTTGCTTATCCAGAAGTAGCTATTGCTCTTGATAATCTATGCCAAAGCGTAGATGTAGCCCACAATTTTAGTTCAACGACTTATACATCTGAACTTGCAGCTGATCCAGTATCAGCGGTAATAGCTTATCGTAATTCAACGAATCTAAATAGTGCCTACAGTTCAATCTTCACCGGTTGGATTCAAGTTACTGACGTGTATAATCAAACTAATGTCTGGGTAGCTCCATCTGTCTTTGGTGTTAATGCTCAGTCGTTTGTTACCAAGAATTATCAGATCTTTACTCCTGCTGCTGGTTGGGTATATGGTCGTCTTAATGGTCTTAATATTGCTGTTAAGTACGATGATGGTCAACGTGATACACTGGTTAATGCTCGTATTAACCCAATCCGTTATCGTCAAGGTTCTGGTCTAGTAGTTTGGGGTAATGAAACTACGTATGTATCACCAAGTCCACTACAGTTACGTTCAGTAGCCATGCTATTGATTGTGCTGAAGTATGGTCTCCAGCAATATCTTGAAAATATTCTGTTTGGTGTGAATATTGCTCAAACATGGACTACTACCAAAGATCAAATAGATATCTTTATCCGAGATACTCTATTTACTCCTGGTGGTCTATATGGATGGCAGACTACTATTGCTCCTACAGGTACCGACATCACTAATCGTCGTATGCCAGTACAAGTACTACTCCAGCCAACTGAAGATATTCAGACTATTCCAGTAACACTTGGGATTCTGAATGCTACTGTTAGTCTCTCAACAAATTAAGAGGTAACTTATGGGCATGCAATCCTTATCTCAACTGAGATCGCTCTATAAGCAGCCTCAGATGATGCACAAATGGTCAGTAGAAGTTCCTACCTGGCCTAATGTGGGAGCTCCTAGCAATCCTAGCGTAGTATTCTTAGTCACGACTTCCAGTATGCCGGAATCTGAATATGAAGACGCTGCTGTTGAGCTAGGTGGTTTCAAACTTAACTATAATGGTAAAGAATCACGGAACGGTAAGATTACCTGGTCGTTCTTTGAAAATACTAGTAACGATGTTATTAGTTATTTCTTTATCACTTATGCTAATGCACGTCAGAATCATGCATCAAATAGTAATATTACAATGGCTTCATCCAATGATGCAGATCTTATTGCACCATTAGTCAATTGTAATCTATATGCTGCTGATGGTCAGACTATTACTAAACGTGGTCAACTTGTGAATTGTTACTTCAAGCCTACTAACTTCGGTGGTGAGCTGGGACAAGAAGGTAATGCAGTTCAGAAGCCTACTGTTGATGTACAGTATGATTCATTCGTCTGGC